ATGGGCAAGGTGAACGAACTCAGCCAAGCAATTGACGAGCTGCGCCGCTGCGGCGATGCGCTCATTGGCGTCGCGGATTCACTGCGGGAATTATTCAGCGGTAACGACGCGGAAGCCGAACCGCAGCCGACGGTTGAAGCCGCGAAACCGGCGCTCACGCTGGAACAGGTACGGGCGGCGCTTGCTGAAAAGTCACGCGGCGGGTACACGGCACAGGTACGGGAACTGCTGATCAAACACGGCGCGGCAAAGCTGTCGGACATCGCCCCTGCGGAGTACCCGGCACTGATGGCGGATGCGGAGGGGCTGGGCAATGGGTAATCACGCTTTACTCTCTGCGTCAAGCTCTGAACGCTGGTTACACTGTCCACCATCGGCGCGGTTGGGCGAGAGCTACGACGATGTAGGCAGCGATTACGCCCGTGAAGGCACCTGCGCTCACGAGCTTTGCGAGTACAAGCTCAAACGGGCGCTGGGCATGGATGCCGTAGACCCAACAGAAAACCTTGACTTCTACAATGCTGAAATGGAAGCCTGTGCCGACGAGTATGCCGCCTATGGTCTGGAGCTGTATACCACGGCGAAGCAGACCTGCTCAGACCCTGTGGCGCTCATCGAACAGCGGCTGGATTTCAGCAAGTATGTGGAAAGCGGCTACGGCACCGGCGACTTCGTGCTCATCGCGGATGGGACGCTGTATGTGACGGATTTCAAGTATGGCGTTGGCGTCATGGTGTCGGCTGAACAAAACCCGCAGATGATGCTCTACGGCCTCGGCGCAATCGAGATGTTCGACGCTCTGTACGACATCGACACGATTTGCATGACCATCTTCCAGCCGAGACGCGACAACATCAGCACCTACACACTCTCAAAGGACGAGCTTTACAAGTGGGCGGAGGAAGTCCTGAAGCCCACCGCAGAGCTGGCATACGCCGGAGAGGGCAGCTACAACTGCGGCGAGTGGTGTCAGTTTTGCAAGGCTCGTAACGACTGCCGCGCCAGAGCGACGCACAATCTGGAGCTTGCGAAATACGACTTCAAGCTGCCGCCGTTGCTGACCGACGATGAAATTGAGGACATCCTTGGCAAGCTCGACGACCTCATCTCGTGGGCATCCGACATTCGGGAGTACGCGCTCAAAGCCGCCATAAGCGGCAAGGCGTGGTCAGGCTGGAAGCTGGTCGAAGGGCGCAGTAATCGCCGCTACATCAATGAGGACGCTGTTGCGCAGACCGTCACGGAAGCCGGATTTGACCCTTATGAAACCAGCGTCATGGGTATCACCGCAATGCAAAAGCAACTGGGCAAAGCTCGCTTCGAGGAGCTGCTCAGCGGACTTATCGAAAAGCCGCAAGGCAAGCCAACGCTCGTGCCGGAGAGCGATAAACGACCGGCGATTCACACGGCAAAACAAGATTTTAATGATTATGAGGAGGACAACTAATATGTCTAAAAATGTTACTAACCCGATGAAGGTCATTACTGGACCCAATACCCGCTGGAGCTATGTCAACGCATGGGAGCCGAAGTCGATTAATGGCGGCACACCGAAGTATTCCGTTTCTCTGATTATCCCCAAGAGCGATACCAAGACGCTCGAAAAAATCAAAGCCGCTCTGGATGCTGCCTACCATGAGGGGGAGGCAAAGCTCCGTGGTAATGGCAAGTCCGTGCCTCCGATGACATCGCTTAAGCTGCCCCTTAGGGATGGTGACACTGAAAGACCCGACGATGAGGCGTACAGGAACAGCTACTTCATCAACGCCAATGCCACGAACGCGCCCGGTATCGTGGATGCGGATCGCAACGAGATTCTCACCCGCAGCGAGGTGTATTCCGGCGTGTACGGCAGAGCCAGTATCACGTTTTACGCTTTCAACTCGAATGGCAATCGTGGCATTGCCTGTGGTCTGAACAACCTTCAGAAGCTTCGTGACGGCGAACCGCTCGGCGGCAGAGCCTCTGCGGAGAGTGACTTCTCGACGGATGACGACGAGGATTTTCTCGCCTAACAACAACTGATCCCCGGCGGGTGGCGGAGCAATCTGCCACCCTGTTTGGGTTATGAAAGGACAAATGCGTATGAAAACACTATCACTGGATTTGGAGACGTACAGCAGCGCCGACCTGAACAAGACTGGCGTTTACCGTTACGCTGAGTCGCCGGATTTCTGCATCCTGCTTTTCGGTTACTCCGTGGACGGCGGCGACGTGAAGGTGGTCGATATAGCATCTGGCGAAACGGTGCCGGAGGCTATCCTTTCAGCGCTTATGGATGATACCGTCGAGAAATGGGCGTTCAACTCATCCTTCGAGCGGGTCTGCCTGTCTCGATTTATCGGCTTGCCGACCAGCGAATACCTCGACTCGACCTCGTGGAAATGCTCTATGGTGTGGTCGGCGTACATGGGCTTGCCGCTTTCGCTTGAAGGTTCGGGAGCGGTGCTGGGCTTGGAGAAGCAGAAACTATCAGAGGGCAAAGACCTGATTCGTTTCTTCTGCCGTCCCTGTAAACCGACCGAAGCCAACGGGCAGCGCACACGAAACCTGCCGACCGATGCGCCGGACAAGTGGTTAACCTTCAAAGCCTACAATAAGCGCGACGTGGAAACTGAGCTGGCGATTCAAGCGAAGTTGGCGAAGTTCCCTGTGCTGGACGAGGTATGGGACGAATACCACATCGACCAAGAAATCAACGACCGTGGCATTTCTGTTGATATGACGATGGTACGTGAGGCAATCGCCATCGATAGCCAATCGCGGGAGCGGCTCATGGCGCTCATGCGGGAAATGACTGAGCTGGACAATCCAAACTCGGTACAGCAAATGAAGCAGTGGCTCTCGGACAACGGTCTGGAAACGGACACTCTCGGCAAAAAAGCTGTCAAGGAGCTGCTCAAAACCGCTCCCGCTCCACTCGGCGAGGTACTGTCACTCCGGCAGCAACTCGCGAAAAGCAGCGTAAAGAAGTATCAGGCAATGGAAAATGCCGCCTGCGCGGACGGTCGCTGCCGTGGGATGTTCCAGTTTTACGGAGCCAATCGGACAGGTCGGTTTGCGGGGCGGCTTGTGCAGCTACAAAACCTGCCTCAGAACCACTTGCCAGATTTGGAGGAAGCCCGCGCTCTGGTACGCAGTGGCGATTACGACGCGCTGGATATGCTCTACGACTCCGTGCCGGAGGTACTGTCGGAGCTTATTCGTACCGCGTTCGTGCCAAGCTCTGGTAACAAGTTCATCGTAGCGGATTTCAGCGCCATCGAAGCGAGGGTTCTCAGCTGGTTTGCCGGTGAGGACTGGCGCTTAAAGGTGTTCGAGAGCGGTGGTGACATCTATTGCGCGTCGGCATCGCAGATGTTCGGCGTTCCCGTCGAGAAACACGGCGTAAACGGTCACCTGCGGCAGAAAGGCAAAATATCCGAATTGGCACTCGGCTATGGCGGGTCGGTTGGCGCTTTGAAGGCGATGGGCGCTTTGGACATGGGTCTGACCGAGGACGAGCTGCACCCGCTGGTGACGGCATGGCGCAGCGCAAACCCGAACATCGTGCGCTTCTGGTTGGATGTGGACAGAGCCGTCATGCGGGCAGTGCGGGAACACATCAACTCGGAGGTACGCGGCATTAGATTCTCGTGGCAAAGTGGAATGCTGTTCATCACACTGCCGTCGGGCAGGAAGCTCACCTACATCAAGCCCCGCATCGGCATGAACCAGTTCGGCTCGGACTGCGTGACCTACGAGGGTGTGGGCAGTACAAAGCAATGGGAGCGGCTGGAGTCATACGGGCCCAAGTTCGTGGAAAACATCACGCAAGCCACCAGCCGCGACATTCTCTGCTACGCCATGAAAACTCTGCGCTGCTGCAACATCGTGGCACATATCCATGACGAGGTCGTCATCGACGCCGACAAGCGTATGTCGCTGGAAGCAGTATGTGAGCAGATGGGCAGAACACCACCGTGGGCACCCGGTCTCAAGCTCCGCGCCGACGGCTTTGAATGCAATTTTTATAAAAAAGACTGAAAACCACTACGGATTATAGGCTGCGCTTGTCCTTTAGTTAATGGAGGCTGGTGCAGCCTATCATTTTTCTGGAGGAAAAGATTATGTTCTACATCAAAACGGAGCTGCCGGACGGCAAAACGGTCAAGACCGAGGTCACGGACGAGAACGTCTTCACACGCTGTCCCGGCTGCGGCGACGAGGTGAGCGTTGATCTTGCGGAGCTGTTCTCGGATAGTGAAAGCGACCTGTATGGAACGGCGGTCTACTGCGACGAATGCAGCCGAAAAATCAGGAGCAAAGGCGGTGCCGTATGAAAGAGCTGATTCCAAAGGATGAGTATGGCATCTTTGCCGACACCCATGATACTGCAAGAGTTGACAGTCTGTTTGTGGCGCAGGCCTTTGAAAAACGGCATGACAATGTTCTGAAGGACATACGAGAGCTGGACTGTTCGGATACGTTCCGACTCCTAAACTTTGAGGAGTCCAGCTACCGCAACGCGCAGGGTAAAAAACAGCCCGCTTATTGTATGACACGCGATGGCTTTGTTTTCCTCGCGATGGGGTATCGCGGTAAAAAGGCTGCAGAGTTCAAGGAACTGTACATCCGTCGTTTCAATGAGATGGAGAGCTTCATCAGGACGCTCGTCTCAGCACGGCAGGAGTTTCCGCTCCTTACCGCCAACATCAAACTGCTCCACGACCACCCCAGGCCTTACCATTTCAGCAACGAGTGCGATATGCTCAATCGCATCGTGCTGGGCTTGACGGCAAAGCAATTCAGACTCGCCAACGGCATTGAAAAGGGCAAAAGCATCCGTCCGTACCTTTCGGACAGCCAGATTATGATGCTCGACACACTGCAAAAGGTTGATATCGGACTGCTTGTGTCGGTGCCGGATTATGAGCAGCGCAAGCGGTATCTGGAATGGTACATGATGAAGATGTGCAAAGGCGGTGTCGGGAATGAATAACGAACGCTTCAACGCATCCGGGTGCTATGACCCCGTTCCGTATGAGGTCATTACTAAGATCACCCGCGAGGAGCGGAGGGCTGAAAAACCCTTCCGCCCGCTCGTGTATATCTGCTGTCCTTACAGCTCCGATCCTGCCGGCAACAGCGAGAGGGCGAGACAATTCTGCCGTAAAGTGGTCGATATGGGCTGCATCCCTCTTTGCTCAATTCTTCTCTACCCTCAATTCATGAACGACGCCGATCCCGCAGAGCGTGAGCTCGCCATCTTCTTCGATATCGTCCTTATGGGAAAATGTCAGGAAGTTTTCGTGCTCGGAAGCGAGATAACCGAGGGCATGAGCCGTGAGCTGTACAAAGCGGGTCGACGCGGGCAGTTTATACGCTACTTTAACGAGAATTTTGAGGAGGTCGGCGGCAAATGAGCATGGTAAGGATCGCCGTCTGCAATCGCCGGACGGACAAAAAATATAAGAACAAAGAACTGGAATGGGAGTACATCAAGGAGCGAAACCGCAAACCCGTCCGCACCTCGGAAACGGCGGAAGAGTATCCGAAGCTGCCGAAAAAGCAGCGAGATGAGCTGAAGGATATCGGCGGGCTTGTCGGCGGCTGGCTGAAAGAGGGCGTCCGTAAAAACGGATGCGTCCTGTTCCGTTCCCTGGGCCTTTTAGACGCCGACTATGTGCCGCCCGGCGTGGATTTTCCCGGCAAAGTCAAAGCCGCTTTCCTGGACGCCGAATATTTCATCTACTCTACCCACAGCCACACGAAAGAAGAACAGCGGTATCGCCTTGTTATCCTGTTCAGCCGTGAGGTGTCGGAGGACGAATATCCCGCAGTTATGCGCATGGCTGCGAAGCGGCTTGATTTGGACTGGTTTGACGACTGCACCTATGAATCAAACCGCATGATGTACTGGGCTTCCTGCCCCTCAAACGGCGAGTTCGTTTTTGAGGAACAAAGCGGTACTCCGCTCGACCCGGACAAGTACCTCAGAATGTACATCGACTGGCGCGACGCATCACAGTGGCCTACCTCGTCGCGGCAGTCCGAGGTCATAAAGCGCGAGACTGCGAAACAGCAGAATCCGCTTGAAAAGAACAACATGGCGGGCGTTTTCTGCCGCGCTTATCCGAATATTGAAGAGATTATTGAAACGTTTCTCTCCGACGTATACCGACCTTCCGCCGTCGACGGACGCTACGACTACATTCCGGGCGAAAGCTCCGCGGGAGTCGTTATCTACGACGGTGTGTTCGCATATTCCCACCACGCCACCGACCCCGCCTGCGGCAAGCTGCTAAACGGATTCGACCTCGTCCGCCTTCACAAGTTCGGAGACGACGATGAGAAGAAGTCCTATATGGCCATGTCAGACTTTATCGTCAAGCTGGACAAGGTGAAGATACAAATAGACGAGGAGCGCCGGGCCGCACTTGAAACGGATTTTTCGGAGGACGGCGACTGGCGCGGTCAGCTTCAGTACCAGTCCCGAAGCCGGATACTGGAGAACAGCGTATGGAACGAAATGCTGATTCTGAACAACGACCCGGACTTCGCCAACTTTGCTTTCAACGAAATGGCGCACCGGGTCGAGATAACGGGAACGGTGCCGTGGGACAGACCCGAAGGCAACAAGTTCTGGCGCGACGCGGATACGGCGCAGATGAAAGCCATGATAGACATCCGCTACGTGCCGTTCTCTTCTCGCAACCACGACGTGGCGTTCACCAAAGTGGCCGACGACAGACACTTCCACCCCGTGAGGGACTACCTCGACGCTCTTCCCACATGGGACGGCAAGCCGAGATGCGACGCTCTGCTCGTCCGTTATTTCAACGCCGACGATACACGGTATGTCCGGGCGGTAACGCGCAAGACGCTGACCGGAGCGGTGGCGCGCATCTATCGGCCTGGCACAAAATTTGACAGTATGCTCGTTCTCGACGGTCTGCAAGGTATCGGAAAAAGCACGCTGCCGAGAATGCTCGCCGGAGACGAGTTTTATTCGGAAACGCTGTCGCTGACCGATATGAGCGATAAAACGGGCGCGGAAAAGCTGCAAGGATTCTGGATCGTCGAAATCGCGGAGCTTGCCGGAATGAAGAAGGCGGATATTGAAAAGGTAAAAGCCTTTCTCTCCACCTCGGACGATAAGTACCGCCCGTCCTACGGCAAGACCGTGGAGAGCCATCCCCGTCAGTGCGTCATCATCGGTTCGGTCAACGGAGAGCGCGGATACCTGCGCGACATCACGGGAAACCGCCGCTTCTGGGTGGTCAAGCTGAATCAAGAGGAGCAGCAGCGCAAGTGGCGGCTTTCCCCGGAGGAACGCGATCAGATATGGGCGGAAGCCAAGCATTACTACGAACAGGGCGAACCTCTGTATCTTGAGGACGAGCTTATCGCCGATGCTGAAGCCGCACAGCGCGACGCGATGGAGTCGGACGACCGCCAGGGCATGGTAGAGGAATACCTGAACACTCTTCTGCCGGAGGACTGGGATGGGCGCGACCTTTATGCCCGGAGAGAGTACCTCGGCGGAGATTTCGGTTCACCCCGGGACGGAACCATAGCGAGAACTCAGGTCAGCAACGCCGAGGTATGGTGCGAGTGCTTCGGACGCGGCGCTTCCGACCTGAAGCCCGCCGACTCTTACGCGTTAGCGGCTTTGATGGCGAAGATAGACGGCTGGGAACGCTCTTCGAAGATAGCCAAGCTGCCCATATACGGCAGACAGCGGCTCTACCTCAAACGCCGATGAAACACACACAACACAACCATTCCCTTTATATACGAAATCGTGTTCTTAAAGCAGAGAGTAAAAAACGTGTCCGTATACGCGCGTAAGCAATATATAGGGAAAGGTTGTGCAGTTGTGACGGTTGTGATTGATATGGGAGGTCAAATGCGAGAAAAAGAAGTCGAGCGAAAGCTCGTTAAAAAGGTAAAAGACATGGGAGGCATTGCTCCAAAATTCGTTTCTCCGGGTTTCGATGGGATGCCGGACCGTATCGTGCTTCTGCCGAAAGGCCGTACAGCCTTTGTGGAAGTCAAGGCTCCCGGCAAAAAGCCGCGGCCTTTGCAAATAAGCAGACATGGGATGCTCCGCAGACTCGGATTTCCCGTATTTGTAGTAGACGGCGAGGATGGCGTTGACGCCGTCCTGCGCGAGATGGGGGGTGACGCCCAATGAAGTTCATACCGCATGAGTATCAGCAGTACGCCGTTGATTTTATTGAAAACAATCCCGTGTCCGCGATATTCCTGGATATGGGCCTCGGCTGAGCAAGACGGTGATAACGTTGACCGCCATACGCGACCTGCTTTTCGACAGCTTTGATGTAAGGAAAATCCTCGTTATAGCGCCTCTCAGAGTAGCAAAATACACATGGCCGTCTGAAATCGAAAAATGGGATCATCTTCGCGGACTGTCATACGCCGTCGCGGTCGGCACGGAACGGGAGCGACTCACCGCGCTGAAAACGAGCGCCGACATCATCGTTATCAACCGCGAGAACGTGCAATGGCTGACGGATAAAAGCGGCGTCCGCATGGACTTCGACATGGTCGTGATAGACGAACTTTCCTCATTCAAATCGCACCAGTCAAAGCGGTTCAAAAGTCTGCTGAAAATTCGTCCTTTCGCAAAGCGTATCGTGGGACTGACGGGAACGCCGAGCGGCAACGGTCTGATGGATTTATGGGCTGAATTTCGCGTCCTCGACCTTGGCAGACGGCTCGGCAGGTACATCACACGTTTCCGGCAGACATACTTTGAGCCGGATAAGCGAAACGGTATGGTCGTGTATTCGTATAAGCCGCTCCCCGGCGCGGAACAGCGGATATATGACGCCATCTCCGATATAACCATTTCCATGCGGTCATTGGATTATCTCGAATTGCCGGAATGCGTGATAAACGAAGTCCCCGTGTATCTTTCGGAGGACGAGCAGTCCGTGTACGACGGTTTCCGCGAAGAAATGATTCTCAAGCTGAAGGATCAAGAGATAGATGCGGCGAACGCGGCGGTTCTCTCCGGCAAGCTCCTGCAGATGGCGAACGGAGCCGTGTATGACGAAAACAATACTCCCCACCTCATACACGACCGAAAATTGGACGCGCTTGAAGACCTTATCGAGGGTGCGAACGGAAAGCCCGTCCTTGTGGCGTACTGGTATCAGCACGACCTCGACAGAATAAAAAAACGTCTGCATACCCACCATATTCCGTTCGGTGAGATGCGAACCCCGGGCGCTATCGACCGATGGAACAGAGGAGAGATTCCCGTGGCGCTTATCCATCCAGCGTCCGCCGGCCACGGATTGAATCTCCAGACGGGCGGCTCTACGCTGATATGGTTCGGTTTGACCTGGTCGCTTGAACTGTATCAGCAGACGAACGCCCGCCTGTGGCGGCAGGGACAGCAAAATACGGTCGTCCTCCATCACATCATCGCCAAAGGAACCATCGATGAAGATGTTATGAAAGCGCTGAAACACAAAGAGCGGACGCAAAACTCTCTGATAAACGCGGTCAAGGCAAATTTGGAGGTGGTGGAATGAACAACCCTTATGAGAATCTCGCGGGCGCCATCATCCTACAGGCCGTCAAGGACTACCGCGAGGCGCTGCGAAAACACAGCAAGCGGTCGAGATACGACCCCGCCATACAGACGATTAACGAGGTGGAGCGGTTCTTCCGTTCCGATTGGTTCAGCCAGCTCACCTCTTTGGACGGCGAGATGCTGATACGAAAATTGAAAGCGGAGGTGGATAACAGATGAAAGCAAAAGATTACCTGCACCAGGCGTACAGGCTCGACCACAGGATAAATTCCGACATTGAGGAGATGGCGCGGCTGCGGGAGATGGCGTCTTCCGTTTCCGCTCCCGTCTTCGGTGAGAAGGTTCAGACCAGCCGGAGTGCCGAAGCACCGTTTGTGCGGTGCGTGGAAAAGATTATGCTGTTGGAAGAGCAAATTAACAACGAGATAGACACGCTGGTCGACCTTAAGGAACAGATACGCGGCGTCATCGACCGGGTCGCGGATACCGACGAACGCATGGTTCTGCGGTATCGTTATGTACACAACTATACATGGGAGCAAATTGGGGACGAACTAAACGCCGACAAAAGTACCGTCCGCAGATGGCACGGCAACGCTCTCCTTCATGCTGAAGTCCCGGAGAATCCGATACTGATTTGAAAGTCGCATCGCGATAAGCACTTTTGAGCAGAGATAAGCACCCGCCATTTATGTTATAGTATAATCAGCGAAAAAGAATGAACGAGGCCGCTTGGGAGCAATCCCGGGCGGTCTTTTCATTGCCCCGAAAGGAGGAGGCTGAATGCCGACCAAACCAAACAGACCATGCAGATACCAAGGCTGTCCATGCCTCGCCGCACTGGGTGAACAGTACTGCCCGCAGCACAAGGCGCAGGCGGAGAGCTTCTATAACAAGTATCAGCGCCCCAATGATAAGAATGCCTACGGCAGAGCGTGGAAACGAATCCGAGACAGAAAGATCAAAGCCAACCCTCTGTGCGAGGAGTGTCTGAAGAACGGTATCATCAAACCCGCCGAGGAAGTGCATCACATCCTGCCGCTGGCTGACGACGGTACGAGCGAGAGGTCAAACCTTATCGCCCTCTGCCGCTCCTGTCACATGAAAGCGCATGAGGCGCTTGGAACCCGGCATCACGAAAAGTAACCGGGAGGGGCGGTCTGAATCGCTACAGATTTATTTTAAGATCAACGGCCTGGGGTGACGTGTGCAAAAAAGGCCGTATCAAATGGGCGATTGACCCAGGAGCGAAAGGACGGTGAAGAAAGTGCCTACAAAATCCACAAACATCGGCGGTCAGGGCGGCGCCAGACAGGGCGCGGGACGGAAGAAGGCCGCTGCCATCGATAAAATCACGGACGAGAGCAAGCGCGTGAAGATACTGGACATCCCGGACGTCGAGGGTGCGGAGATGCCAAAGCCCAACGAGATACTGTCCGCAAGACAGAAAAACGGAGAGTCGTTCCAGGCGAAGGACATATACGAAACCACATGGGCGTGGCTTCAGAAAATCGGCTGTACCGCTATCGTGTCTCCGCAGCTTATTGAGCGATACGCCATGTGTTCCGCTCGTTGGATCCAATGCGAGGAGATGAACAACACCCTCGGTCTGCTCGGAAAGCACCCCACCACGGGAAAGCCGATACCCTCGCCATTTATCAACATCGGCATCAGCTACATGAATCAGGCGATTCGGCAGTGGAACGAGATCTTTCAGATCGTTAAGGAAAACTGCACCACGGAGTATTCCGGCACGAATCCGCAGGACGACCTCATGGAACGGCTTCTTCGAGCCAGAAAGGGATAAAACCTATGTTTGAAAAAGTAAACCCAGCACATTGCGATAAAATTGCGGACAGGATTGCCGGAGCAATTGTCGACTTGGCATATCAAACGGAGTTCGCTCCGAAAATTGCCGTTGAGGTACTTATCGGTCACGGCAAGTGCCACGCCATCATCGAAACCACGGCAGTTCTTAATACGGCGGCTATTGACGACGCAGTGCATCGCATAGCCGGAGAGGTGGAAACGGACATCGTAATCGTTCCGCAGGACGCACATCTGACCTCAAACCAGTCTGACGGTTTTCGCTGCGGAGATAACGGCATCTTCAAAGGGATGCCCGTTACCGAGGAGCAGCAGAAGCTGTCCCGCATTGCCCGGAGCATTTACGCCAAGTACCCGTGCGACGGAAAATACATCCTCGACGGCTTCAGGCTTATCATCTGCCAGAGCAACGCTCCAACAGATGAACTCCGAGCCATGTACCCCAATGCGGAAATCAACCCGCTGGGCGACTGGACGGGCGGCACGGATGTAGACACGGGCGCGACGAACCGCAAGCTCGGCTCCGACATGGCGGACTCCGTTACCGGCGGTGGTCTGCACGGCAAAGACCTCTCCAAGGCTGATGTGTCGGTCAATATCTACGCTTTTCTGAAAGCGCGGAGAACGGGCAAGCCCGTGGAACTGTGTTGTGCCATTGGCGACGATACCGTGGACGGCAGACCCTACTCCGAAATCGTAGACGAGGCGGGGAGATTCATTGCCTCTGTCGGCGGCTTTGAGAAGTTCGCGGAATGGGGGCTTGTATATGGAACAGAAAAATAAGCTAACTCTCGGAAGCCTGTTTGACGGCTCCGGTGGTTTTCCTTTTGGCGGACTGCTGGCTGGAATCAAGCCCGTCTGGGCAAGCGAGGTTGAGCCGTACCCGATAGCGGTAACACGGTCAAGGTTTCCGCACATGAAGCACTATGGTGATGTGTCCCAGATGCACGGCGGCGAAGTCGAGCCGGTGGATATCATCACCTTCGGAAGTCCATGCCAGGATATGTCCGTGGCAGGCAAACGGGCGGGACTTGACGGCAGCCGCTCCAATCTTTTCTATGAAGCCGTCCGAATCGTAAAAGAAATGAGGTGCGCAACGAATGGCAAAAGCAACCGATATTAG